CAGGCACAGCTTCAAGGCTTGGCTTGGATAACACACCTAATGAAGAACAAATAGAAAACTTAAAAGCTCTTTGTGAAAACATATTAGAACCTTTAAGAGAGTATTATGAGTCAAGACCCATAATGATCACTTCAGGATTTCGTAGTCCTCAGCTTTCAAAAGCTATAGGATCTTCAGAAAATTCACAACATTGTGCAAAAGATGGTTCTGCTGCTGTTGATTTTGAAATACCAGGTTTTGATAATAGACAAGTTGCTGCACATATTAAAAACAACTTTGACTTTGACCAACTGATTAGCGAATATTATGAAGATGGTATTCCTGATAGTGGTTGGATTCATGTTAGTTTTAAAAGAGATGGCACTAACAGAAAACAATCTTTAACTAAAAATAAAGGCGAAGGTTATAAGGTATGGCAATAAACAAAGCTAAAATGAAATGTAATTCACCTAAAAGACAAATATCAGGTGGTAAGAAGTTTGTTGTTAAGGCTTGTAAAAACGGAAGAGAAAAAATTATTAGGTTTGGGGATGCTAATATGACTATAAAAAAATCCAATCCTGCAAGAAGAAAATCATTTAGAGCAAGACACAGATGTGATACTGCTAATGATAAGTTTAGTGCAAGGTATTGGAGCTGTAAAAAATGGTAAACAATAGGAGAAAACTATGCCAATGGTAGGAAAGAAAAAGTTTGCATATTCTAAAGCAGGTAAAAAAGCTGCAAAAAAATATGCTAAGAAAAAAAACAAAAAAGTAAAAAGTAAATACTAGGAGTAGCTAACTGAATTAGCTGGGTGTGTCGGAGGGTAATAACAATAGGAGAAAATAATGAAAAAAGGTTATCATAAGACAAAAGATGGTAGAACTGTTAAAAAAGGTCTTTACTATTATATGAATAAAAGAAAAAAAGCAGGTACAAGTAGAAAAGGTAAAGGTACTGTTTCTAATAAAGCTCTCAAAAGATCGGCTAAGACAGCAAGATCATAAATGAAGAAAAAAACCTGGAGCAAAACTAATATTGCGAAGGTTGTGGGAAAATGTGATTTTTGTAAAAAAGAACACACATCAAATGAAGGTGGTTGGATTATAAACGCAGAGCATAAAGTATTCTGCGAAACTCATACTGAAGGGGTGTCTAGCTGCTTTGATAAATATTTAAAAAGAAGAACAGTACATTTTAATGATTGGTAATACTAGGCGACAATCAGGGGAATACTGCTTACAGCATTGATTGCCGCCAAATATTAACTAGACCAAAACTTTTTAGCGTTTACTAAATAATCAGGATCTAGGTCATTCCTCCAAAAATAATGTTCAAAATCAGGTTGTATATAATCTTTAATTACTTTAGGATTATGAGAAATTTTTAAAAGATTTTGTCTTACTTTACATTTCTGAATAAAAGAGTCTAACCTAGACATTATACTTTCAGGGTGTAATGTTTCGCAGTTATCTTTATGAAAAACTTTAAAAGTATCTTCATTTACATAACAAACATAGATAGGTAAACCAGTTGCATAATAATAAAAATCTACCTGAGTCTGATTGGTTTCAGGTAATGTTTCTGGTAATTTAGTTGTCAACCAAGACCTAGTTCCATCTTTCTTTGGTCTTCCTCTTCTAGGAAATTTACATTTATCTTCTATTAAAACTTTACCTTTTAAATCTGCATAACCATGCACAGGTATGTTAATACCATCAAATATTTTAAAACATTCTATTTCAGGTTTGCATTGGTCATAACCTGGAATAGTTTGATGTGCAGCATGAAGATTACCTATCATTTTTTGAATAATAGTTGAGAAATGATTAAATGCGTCAATCTCCTTAGTGTCAGGTATAATAGTATTTAGCTTTTGATTAACCGGAGTAAACATTATATTCCCTTTTAAACGAATCATAATCTCTTCCTAAACTTTCAACCATTTTTATAGTTCTATATTCTTTAGGAAAATTTGTAGCCTTTTCATATTTTTGAACTTGTTGGAAGGTTACGTTTATAGCTTTAGCTACATCGCTTTGGCTTTTGTTAGCTCTTCTTCTTGCATCTCTTAATGCTTTACCTAATCTTTGATAAAATTGTAGTTCACTTTCATTAAATGTATTGTTTTCCATTTCTATTCCTTTCATTAAAGACAAAGATACCCTAACCCTAAAACACAACTTTTAACTGTAAACTAGACTTATGTGCTTATTCTAGTTTGTTTTTGTTTTAACTCCATAATCTTTTCAGCTACTTGTGGAAGTCTAGCTTTGTTTTTTAAGTATAAAGTTTTATATTTATACATTCTTTTCACTAGCTGCTCCTCCTTCGCTTGTAGATCCTGAAGTTGTTTTGGTTCTACTGTCATTGTTTATATCGCTTGTCGGTTTAATTTTCGCACTAAGGAAACGCTGACTTGCGATATTTACTTTTGCGTCATCTTTAGGCGATTTCTGATTGTGTGCTTTTTGTGTAGCTTCTTCTATTGTAGCACCATCAAAAATTTCTGTAAATTGAACATTCATTTCAATTAACGTAGTTTTTTCTACTTTAATCATAGTAATTTGAATTTACTTTTTTTACCTTGTACTTGTCAATAAGTTTTAATGCTAAAGCGTATTTACCTCTATCTCTGCATTTTTTTATGACAGACAATAATTTAAAAACAAATCCAGTTTTTTTAGTCATTTAGCTCTATATTCCTTCTATATCCGTTTATTTTTTTTACATCATTTCTCTTGGCAAGTTTGTCAATTAATACTGTAATGGAGTTTTTTGACTTATAATTTAATCCATCTGCCATTTCTTGAAATGTAGGACAGTATTTGTTTTTTTTATAATATTTCTTAATAAAATTCAACAAACGCATCATTACTGGTGTCATTGGTATTTTATTTGGCATTTTCCATTTCCTTTATTTTTAATCTTCGGTTTAATTCATTGTAGCCATTTATATCATCGTAAGTATCTTTTTTATAAACAGGATTACTTATAGTTCTCCAAATCTTAACAAATTGCATAAAGCAACCAAATATATTATTAGGAACTCTAACTTTATAGCCGTTATGTGCAGCTAAAATACCTTCTAAAATACCTTTCATAGCAAAAGAAGTATTATCAAAACTTCCATATTGTGCTTGTTTATCATTTAATAATTTTTCTAATTCTTTTGTTAATTTATTTATATCTGTAATTTTATTTGACATTGTTTCCTTTTTTATCTTTGCAGTAATAAAGATAAACTCTATTACCTTTATAAGTCATTGTGCTTTTATCTGTACTCAATACGGCTACTTTTTTTATAGCATCATTACAAAAAACTTTTGGAGCAGTAACTGAAAGTGTTGCTTCAGCTACTGATCCATTAACTAGGTGCATTATGATGACTAATACATCCATTAGAAGGATAATTTTTCTTCTTTAGGTGCTTTAACTCCAGGTTCATTAGCATAACCTGAAATATTTGGTTTATCAGATTTATCATTTAACCAACCTACAAGAGCTTTCTTACCACCGATTTCTACATCAGTTATATCTCCTGTAAATTTACCTTCATCACCTTTAAATAAAACTCCTACTTGTTTAAACAATCTAACAAACTTAGTGTTGCCATCTTTTGAAGTTCCTTTACTAGCTAAAATAGTTCCTTTAACTCCATTAGCTAATTTCATATTACCTGAAAAATCTATTTTAACAGACATTTCATGGTTGGGATCATAAGGAAATAATACCCAATCTTTTTCTTTACCAGTTTTTTGCATTTTGTCCTCCATTAGTTTTTATGCTTTTCTGTTTTTCTTGAAATGACTTTTTTACAGAGTCATTTTCCTTTTCCCAATCTGAATAAAGTTTATTCAACTTTGTTTCTGTTGTCTGTTGATTAATTTTATCTTTGATTGAAACCTTTGATTGACTTACTCCTTGACTTAAAAGAGCTACAGTCAGTTCATCTGCACTAGCATACTCTGAACCATGTAGTCCAAATTGTGAAATACATCTTCCTAAACTAGAAGTCGCAGCATTTTCTAATGCACTTGTTTTATTAATAAATGATGAGTTTCTTATTTCCTCACTATGACCTACAGCATAAAGTTGATCTGCAATATAAAGACTTGTTTTAACAATAACTCTGTTTTCATCATGAAATATTATCTCTTCATCAATCCTAGATTCAGGAAAATATTTTTTTAAATGTCTATGTCTTTCAGCTACTGTAGAATATGATTTTCCCTTTATACTTACAGTTGGAACATTTTTTAAATGTTGCATACATAATGCGTATCTATCTTTAAATGAACCCTTAGATTTATCTTCTTTAATTAAGGGTTTCTGTTTCTTCGGTGTTTCTGTCATTAGTTTCCTTTTCTTTTATTATTTTTTCTAATTCAATAATCTTATTTTTTAACTTTTTCTCATTAAATTTAAGATTATTTATTTCTAAATGTAATTTACCATTTAACATTTGATGATTTTGATTTATTCTTCTAGCTTCATCTAAATCTCTTTTTAAATGTTCTAATTCCATTTTCATTGGGTTATATCCTACATCTGCCATTATTATTTCCTACAGTTTTCTTTACTTATGTTGTCGCCATTGTTTTCTACAATCCAAACATAGCTCCATTCTTGATGACCTGGAGTACATTTTTTGCCAATCTTAACTGAGTGGCTGCAACCTACTAAAATTAAAAA